ACAAGAAACTTGAGCGGAGTAAGGGAACTAAACGCTTCCTGATACCTCTAGCAAGCAAATCGCCAGTAGGTAGCTCTGAAGCTGGATTAACTGTACAAGCATAAACTTATTGAAAAAATATTATAACAAAGTGAGGATTATAACCTAAGTGGCTGTAAGTGTAAAAGAACGTTTTAACAAACTACACAATAAAAGAATTACATTATTAGAAAGAAATTATGAGTGTTCTAGGCTAACTATTCCATTCCTATTCCCTCGTGACACACATAAAGAATCCGATGTTTTGCCTACACCTTATCAATCTTTAGGTGCTCAGGCTGTTAATAACTTAGCTGCTAAGTTACTACTTACTTTACTTCCTCCTAATGCTCCTTTCTTCAGGCTTGATGTTGATGAACAAGTTATACAACAGCTAATGAAAGAGCTAGGGCAACAGAACTACAAGACACAAGTTGATGATAAATTGTCTAAGTATGAAAGAGCTATTCAAAACTACTTAGAAACTGCTTCATACAGAGAGCCTGTCTTTCGTGCTTTAAAGCTATTGATAGTTACAGGTAATGCTTTGTGCTACTTTCCACAAACTGATAGCGCTACTATGCGTGTATTCAAACTTAATGAATATGTTTGTGCGAGAGATGGAGAAGGCAACATATTAGAGATAGTTATCAAAGAACGTCTTGCGGTTAGTAGCTTAGAAGATGGTAAGCTAAAAGAGCACGTACTAAGTGAATTGTCTAAAGACAAAGAAGACAATGACAATGAAATTGACTTGTACACAAGAGTAGTAAAGCAAGATGATGGTTTGTTTTATGTGTCACAGGAAGTTCTAGGCGAAGAAGTAGAAAGTTCTAGCGGTTCTTACTCTGCTGATAACTTGCCCTGGATAGTGCTAAGGTGGTCTAGCGTAGATAATGAGAATTATGGAAGAGGCCACGTTGAAGAGTATTTAGGCGATTTAATGAGCCTAGAAGAACTCAATAAGGCTATGGTTGAAGCCTCTGCTAGCTGTGCAAAGATTGTGTTTATGGTTAAACCCGGTAGCGCTACACATGTACAAGATTTAGTTAGAGCCAATAACTTAGACTTTGTAAGCGGTGATACACACGATGTAGGTATTTTGCAGGTTCAAAAGAACTCTGATTTACAAGTGGTACAGGCACAAATAGCAGAATATTCTTCACGCATATCTCAAACGTTCTTAATGAATAGAAGCGTACAGAGACAAGCTGAGCGTGTTACAGCAGAAGAAGTTAGACAAATGGTATCAGAGCTAGAACATACTCTAGGCGGTATTTATTCAATATTAAGTCAAGAGTTTCAACGTCCATTTCTTAACAACATTATGAACAAGATGCGCGATGAAAACAAGCTTCCACCACTACCAAAGAATCTAGTTAAATTTAGTATTACTACAGGACTAGAGAGCCTAGGTAGAGGTAATGACTTGTCTAAGATCAACTTATTTATATCGAATATTGGAGCGCTTGGGCCTCAAGTAATATCACAATACTTAAATGTGTCTGAATTTATTGCGAGAGTAGGCACAAGTTTAGGTATTGATACAGAAGGTTTGATTAAGTCAGAAGATGATATTCAAGCACAACAAAAGCAACAAATGATGCAAGAGCTAGCGCAAAAAGCAGGCCCAGGCTTAGCACAAGAGATAGCTAAAGGCACTGTACAGCAGCAATTGCAACAAAATCAACAGGCACAATAAAGAGGATAATTAGAATATGTCAGACACAGTAAACAGTGAAGACAGTACACAAGCTAAAAGTGGCTTAACTGACGAACATATTAAGACGATGACAGATAAAGTAGATTCTGGAACAGCTAAGCGCTTTGATATGTCACTAAATGAAGTGTTAGACACTGAAGCAACTACAGATACAAATAGTGATAAGAGTTTAGAGATTAAGCTTTTAGCTGGTAAGTACAAAACAGAAGAAGATTTAGAACGTGGTGTACTTGAACTTCTTAAAAAGAAAGGTAGTCTTGAAAGCTATTACAAAGAGCTAGAAAGTGATTATGGTAAAGCTGGTAAGACTAGTGAAATAACACCAGATACTAAGCAAAATACTAACTCAGATGAAGCTAAAACTTCTGAAGTTAAGGCCGATTTATGGTCTACTGTCAACACTGAATATACTTCAGGAAGTGAGCTAAGCGGCGATACACTTTCTAAACTAAAAGAGTTAGGTATACCTGATAGCATAATTGAAACTCATATGAAGGGGCTTGAGGCTTTACGTAAGCAGCAAGAAACAGAATTTGAGGCTTCAGCTAATTCTATCTATGATGCTGCCGGTGGCGAAGCTAGTTATAAACAGCTTACAGAATGGGCAGTAAATAGCCTACCTGAAAAGACAATTAATGACTTTAATTCTACTATCAATAGTGGAAACCTTGAAGCAATACGCTTACAGGTTCTAGGCTTACGCACACTATATGAAAGAGATAATGGTGTTTCACCTCAAAAACTAATTAGCGGTTCTACTTCTAATGCTTCAAGTGACGTGTTCACTACACAGAAAGAAGTATCTCAAGCTATGAGTGATAAACGATATGGAAAAGATAAAGATTATACTAAGCAAATACAAGCTAAACTTCACCGCTCACATATTTAACACACTTACTTAAGTTTATATTTTATCCCCTTCTTACATTGTGTGTTATGTGTGCCACTAACTACTTAGTCTGCGGGCTAATAAGATAGTGATACCCCACGTACAAACAATCTAAACAAGAGAGAGTTTATTAAACAAATACGATGAAAGGTTTTATAATTATATATGGCTTATACAGTTTCACGTCCAGGCCAAGTTAACGGCGCTGGCTCAGCAACCGCACTATTTCTAAAAGTATTTACCGGCGAAGTAATCACAGCATTTGAAAGAAAAGCAGTAACTCTAGACAAACAGCTAGTTAAAACTATTGATAGTGGTATTTCTGCTACATTCCCACAACTAGGTCGTAGCACTTCACTTAACTATCATACTCCTGGCACTGATATTAATGCTACTGTTGTTAACGCTAACGAAAAGATTATTAACATTGATGGCTTGATGTATGATGCAAAATACGTTGCCAAAATTGATGAACTAGAAAACCATTTTGACGCACGTTCATATTATGTAAATGTTATGGCTGAAAACCTAGCAATGCAGTTTGACCAAAACGTTATGTCAGAAGTTGTGCTAGGTGCTAGAGCATCTGCAATGGTTACAGGTCTAGAGAATGGTACTGTAGTATCAGACTTAAACCTAACTAGTGCTACTCCTGCTACTAAGTTTACTGCCTGGAAAGCTGCTATTCTAGCTGCCGCTGCTAAACTTGATAACGCTTATGCTGGTCAGGAACGCTATCTAGCAGTAACACCAGATATGTATTACTTCCTAATGACAAACGCTGAAAGCAACGGGTTTAGCTTTGTTAACAAGTTCTTTGGTGGCGAAGGTTCTGTTGCTAGTGGCTCAATGGCTAACGCTTTGGGTTTCACTATTGTATCTGCTCCTAACCTGCCTGTAACCGACTTAACAGCTAAGGCTTTTCATGGTGTTAACGCTGCTAAGACTCAGGCTATTGCATGGGTTCCTAGTGCTGTTGGCACTGTTAAAGTTCAGGATATTTCAACTGAAATTAACTGGATTCCTGAAAAGCTATCTACACTTATCTTAACTAGCTGTGCTATGGGTCATGGATACCTAATGCCTGGCGGTTGCATTGAATTTGTTATTCCTTAAGCTGGTAATGATAGCTATTTTTATAGCATAAGTTGCACAGTAATTTGAAAGCGGGAGCTAGCAGAGTATGAGCTTTGCTAGCTTTCGCTTATTTTTTGAAATCTAAGACAGAGAGAGGTTTTTAAATGTGCTTCAAACACAAACTGAATTAGACGCAATCAACTACATATTACAGATAATAGGTGAACAGCCAGTAAACAGCTTACCAGTTGAAGGCTTTTATACGGCTTCGCTTGCACAAAACACCTTAAATAATGTGTCACGCGAGATACAAAGTAGAGGCTGTAGCTTTAACACCGATATTAATTATTCACTTGCACAAGATGTAAGCGGACAAGTTACCATACCACAAAACATACTAGGTTGTAACTTTAAAGATAGTATGTATGTGCAACGTGCAAACAAGGTATATAATATTAAAGAACATACTTACACAATTAACACTAACGTTATTTGTGATATTGTGTGGTTTCTTGATTTCAATGATTTACCACAATACGCGAAAGGCTTGATAACTATTAAAGCAGCTAGAAAGCTGTTAGTTGAATTGATTGGTTCTGACACACTTCTAGAAGAAACAAAGCAGCAAGAGTATGAAGCAGAGTTAAACTTTCACAGGCAAGAAATACTTACACTTAAAGCTTCAATGTCAAACAATGCACAGATAGCAAATACATGCTACAGGAACAGGTATTAATTAATGGCTTTAGTATCAAAAGATCTTCCCGGTTTTTACAATGGTATTAACCAGCAACCAACAAGTATACGTTTAGACACACAGGTAGAAGAACAATTAAACGGTTATTCTTCGCTTGTAGATGGTTTAGTTAAAAGGCAAAATAGCGAACATTTAGCAGTATTAACAAGTACAGCTAAAGCTAACTCTTTTGTACATACTATAAACAGAGATGAAACAGAAAGATATGTTGTAGTTTTCACTGACGACAACACTAATCCCCTAGAGATATATACCGTTACTGGCGTTAAGTGTACTTTAAAGTATGGCTTGCTAGACGACAACTTAGTATTCACAGCGGATGATACAGTTAAGAACTATTTGATAACAACCAATCCTTACAAAAACATTCGTTGCACTACAATTAATGATTACACACTAGTTGCTAATCGCTCTATTAAGTGTGCTATGGCTTCTGATTTAAGTGGTGGAAGCATTACAGGAAGAGTTCAAACGTTTAGTAGGCTTCCAGGCACTCCCTCTTCTGGTAATATTTACGAAGTACGGGGAGATAACACAAATAACTTTGATAACTATTATACGCAATATGATGGTAGTGTTTGGAAAGAAACAGTTCAGCCAGGGCTTAAGTATAAGTTAGATGCTGCTACAATGCCTCATAAAATTGTACGGACTGCTAACAATGAGTTCACAGTTGCTAGGATTGTGTGGGATAATAGGTTAGTAGGTGATGATAACTCTTGCCTAATTCCCTCTTTCATTGATGGTTATATTAACAATATCTTCTTCTTTAAGGGTAGACTTGGCCTAATTTCTCAAGATCGCGTGATTATGTCACGTACAAATGACTTCTTCAATTTCTGGCGTGGCACTGTGCTTGACGTGCTTGCAGATGATCCAATCGACATAGACGTATCTAGCACGTTACCAAACAGCGTAGTTGACATTAAAGAATACGCTCCTTTCAACACAAACCTTATCTTAGTATCAGACGGCCAGCAATTCAGCTTAGGTTCTGGTACTGACAATCTTACGCCGACTTCTACCGCCTGTACTCCTGTAACAAACTACGCTTACAATAATAGTTCCACAATCTGTGTTGCTGGCACTAACGTATTGTTTGCCGGTAAATCAGGTGCAAGTACCACTATACGCGAGTATTTCGTACAGCCTGATTCACTAATCAATGAAGCTGCTGACATTACCGCACACGTACCTAACTACATTCCAGACGGCGACATTCAACTAGAATCTTGTGCAGCATTAGACACAGTATTTTGTGTAAGTAGCGGTAAAACTCAAAGTATTTACGTCTACAAATATTACTGGAAAGGTAACGAGAAACCACAAAGCGCATGGTCAGAGTGGATGTTTAGTGGTGATGTATTAGGACTAGGTGTAATTGACACTGATTTATACATTGTACTTAAGAGAGGCACTAGTGTTTGTTTAGAACGTATACAATTGAAGAGAATGAACACAGGAACATTAGGTTTTAGAGTACACTTAGACAGACAGATTCAAGTTACTGGAACATATGATGCTATTACTAACTACACAACGTTTAACTTACCATATTCTGAAAGTGGTTCAATCCTTCTTTGTAATTCCTCAAGTGGTCAGTTGTTAAATAACGTAGAAAAAGTTTCAAATAATAGTTTACGTGTTAAGAACAATGTAAGCGGCAACACTTTCATTTGTGGTATTAACTACACCTTTAGTTTCAAGCTTAACGAGTTCTACATTAAGGATGCAAATACTAAAGTACCATACTTAAGCTTTAATGCTTTGCTTAGAACAATTACACTAGGCTTTAGTGAAACTGGATATTTTCAGGTAAGAATAACACCTAAATCTAGAACACCACTAATACATACTTATACTGGTGTTGTTTTGGGTAGTGCTAAGATAGGTACACCATATATTGATTCAGGTTCTAAGCGATTCATTATTTTAGGCAATAGTAAAGATACTGATATTGAAGTAATTAATGATACCTACTTACCATGTAGCTTTCAGACTGGAACTATTGAAGCTGTAATAGCACAAAGAAGTAAACAGATATGATAAGACGAGAATTGTTAGAAAGTGATTTAGAATACTTAATGTATGATTTTAGATTAAGAGAAGATGATTACGAAGAACTTGGTGACATGACAGGAGAGAATCCTTACAAATGCTTAGTTAACTCAATAGAGCTAAGTCAAGACTGTTCTGTGTTGTGTGACAATGAAAACAATATATTCTGTGTGTTTGGAAGCGTTGATTTGGGTAATAGGTGTGGTCGCGTGTGGATGTTAGCAAACAATGCTTTCGATAACCATAGGTTATATGCACTTAAAGAAGCGCGTAAGCAAGTTGCGGAGTGGTTATCTAAGTACACAGTAATAGGTAATATGTGTAGCTTGAAAAATGAGAAGTCAATTAAGTTCTTAGAGTGGTTAGGTTTCACATTTGATACTAATAATATTGTGTGTGGCAACAATCATAACACCAACTTTATTATGTTCACTAAGTATTAAAAAATTTATGAAATGAGAGGTTTAAATATGTATGTGTGATGGTGCTTCTTGGATAGCTGGTGGTATGGCTGTAGCTTCTTTAGTTGCTGGTGGTATATCTTACTCTAGTCAACAATCAGCTATTGCTAATAGCAATTCATTCAATAATCAAATGTCAATGATGCAGAATCAAACTAACGCTATGAGCTTTATGCAGCAAATGAATAACTTTGGTTTTCAGAGTGAACAAGCTGATAAGCAATTAGAATTTCAGACACGTATGTTAGCTATGCAACGTGATAACGCAACTGATTCTGCTAGTTTAGACTACAAACTTATTAGTATGCAGCAAGAGCAAATTAGCGAAACTGCATCTACACAAGAATTTGAGAGAATTAGGCAGGGTATACGCGAGAGAGCTAAAGCGCGTGTAGCCGCTGCTGAAGCCGGTGTAGGTGGTATTACTCCCGAAACCGTGCAGAATAACTTATTGTTTCAGCAAGGATATGATGTGTCTTTGTTAGAACAGGATAAGCAGAATAAGCTAGATCAAGTAAGCGTTCAATATGACAAAGTACAGGCAGAAGCAGAAGGCCGCATTAATGAAACTTTAGGCGCTGGTATTAACACAGGCTTTGCTTACACTAATAGAAATATTGAAAACTATGGCAGTGCTTTAGGTTCTTACAGATACAGTACACCAGTAGAAGACAAGGCTAGCTTGAATCCACTACTTGAAACTTTAAAGATTGGTACAAGTGCTGCTAGTTCTGGCATTAGTACATATGGTTCAATTAATAGCTTG